TCTTCAAGAACATCTCCTGCTTGTTTAGCTAATAGAATAGTTTGTGCTTCCTTTGTATTAATAACTGCACGTAGTGCGTTCAATAACATTCCAAATTGTCCACCATCTAATACAAACTGGGTATCTTTTTCCCATGTGTACTTTTTAGTTGGATCAAACTTAGGAGTTTGAGGTTCTTGTTGAACTTCTTCAAAATTGATAATCTCTGACATATAATTGTTTTTTTGGTTTAGTCACAAAGATATGCATTTATTGCGTATCTTCCAAATTTATTTCAAACGTTATAGTTGCTGAACTTTTGATACTTTTAGATAGGTTTAGTCTAATCTTAAACATATTATGTAACTTCAATATCTCCTGCAATAGCATGTCATTGTACATAGGCAATGAAGGTGCTAGTCTAAAGTGATACGAATGTGGATTCTTAGTTATTTCAAGTGTAGACAGTTCGTCTACAGATGATATAACTCCCTCAAGGTGTGCAAAATAAGCTATTTCATTATCTTGCATCACCTCAGGAAAGAATTTCTTATTTATTTGCATTAAGACAAACTTAAACGATACAATGTTTGAGCAGCTTCTCCAGACAAGCTTTGAGCTACATTTTCAATATCAGGCATGTTGTTTTCTTCTCCAAACTCTTCAAGATCTTTTGCAAAAGAAACTAGGTCTTTTACCACTTTATTAGACATACCTGAAGCATAATCTTTCAAAGCATCAATTTTAAATGCTTTAACTCTTTTGCCTGCATAGCCCATAATTTTTTCTACAATCTCATCTTGTAAATCTCCCACCTTATCATACAGTTTACCTAAAGCTTCATGCTCAGCAAATGATGTAGTTTGCCAATGTAATAGATGTAATTGCTCATAAAAGAAAGAAAGCTTCCCAGCTATTGTTTCCAAATTTAATTCTCCTGATTTCATCATCTCATCAGGAAATAGTGATTTAAGTGCCATTATATATTGGTTTTATTATCCACCACTAGTTGTTGTTGTTGTAGTAGTAACAGGTCTAGTTGTTGTTGTAGTTGTTGTACTAGTAGATGATGTAGTGGTTGTTGTACTAGTAGATGATGTAGTGGTAGTAGTTGTATTACTAAAGCTCACTGCAGGATCTGAAGCAGAACATGAACAACCAGCTCCTGCTGTAATAACTGTTGTAGTTCCAACAGCATTTGTAGCAGACACAGAACCAGTTACAGCACAAATAGTAGCCACTAATAAGTTAGTACCAACTAAATTTACAGTTTGTGTACTGTTGTCAACACCAGATCTGTAAGTGATAACACTTGATACAGCACCTGAAGCAGTTGCTACAACTCGATAAGATGTACCACCGCTATTACATTCATAGCCCTGTACTTGCTGAAAGTTACCCACTTTTGGTTTGTTTCTACGTAGTATTAAACTACCTGGAACTACTCTGCCACTACCATCGTAGCGAACATAAGCTTTTAAATTTTTATTGCTTCCCATAATTTTGTTTAATTAGGTTAATAGTTAAGGTTATATTTATTTTTTATTTCTGTTAGTTGTCTAGTGTAGTAATAAGTGGCATATTTTTTAGAAGTCTCATCACTAAGCACTTTTAGTACGTGTGTATCTAGAAAAGGATCTTTACCAGTGTGATATGCTCCTTTATAGAAAGCAGGATATCCCATACTGCTTTGTCCTGTAATACCTGCGTTATGTAATATAGTTGTTCTATCAAGCTTCTCTATAGGATCTGAAGACCAACAGAATTCCATTTCAGGAATGTTCTTTGCTTCTTGTTCTCTAAGCCAAATGTTCCATAACACAGCCCACATATCTGCACACCAGCTTTGGAACCCTGCGTTCTCATCTTTAAAGAACTCTTTGTTTATGTTCTGAAGATATGTACGAATAAGTACACAATCATTCATCACCTTCTTCCAGAAGTTAGCGTCTATGTTCTTAAGGAAATATTGAGCTCCTCCTGAGTGATCATTGTTAGCTTCAGCTATCTCTCTTGTTATACCCACTAAGCTTGTAAGCTCAGCTAAGACATCTCTAGTTTGGTATTCTTCCACCTTATCTAATAAGACATCTCTTAATTTACTATCAAAATATGAAGCATTGATATAGCTGTTTGTATCAGACAAGTAGTTTACATCATCATCTTTAAACTTGTCAACATCAAATTTATCTGTAAAGATTACGTCACAGTCACAGTAAAACACTGCTTTGGTGACCATATCAGGATTGTCCTGGAAATATCTCATTAAGCAATAAGGACGTAGAATAGGAATATAAACTCCTAAATACTGACTTACATCTCCTGAATCCTTGTAGAAAGCAAACTTTGCTTCAGGATACAGTTCCATGATCTTTTCCCACTTGCCATTGTATTCTCTAAAACTAGGTGTATACACTAAAACAATTGCTTTGTCTGAGTGTCCAAGCTTCTTCAAGCTTTCCAACCATAGATGTACCTGCCATGTGTAGTATACATCATCTGGCTGGGCACAGATAAATTTAAGATCCTTCATATATGTAGTTTGTTGGTTTTCTCTTTATTAAGGAGTAGCTGTAGTTGTTGTAGTGGTGGTAGCAGGAATATTCCTACCCATCACTCCTGTTAAAGCTTCTAATTGCTTAGATATCTGCCAAAGTAGTTTAGCCTTTTGGCTCCAGCCTATTTGTTGAGAAGGTATTGCCATGATTATCCTATGTTAAATATATTAAAATTAACAGATGGTGATAAAGGTCTAGTTGGGTTACTACCAGCAGCAGTTGCTAAAAGCTTCATACCTGTAGCTGGTGACCACCAATAGAATTTAATATATTGTCCAGCAGTTAATGCAATTGTATCTGATAAATGTGCTAAAGTTTGATCATTTTGTGCTCCAGTTGTAGTGAATGTAAATGCAGAATTAGGTACAATTGCATCATTTATTGTATACCAAACAGTTACATTATAGCTTGATGCTCCACCAGTAAATGTAAGTTGGAGAGCAAGGTCTATATAATATACACCTGAATTAATAACATTCACTCTATTACTAGTCAATGTAAACCCATTAGCAGCTTGTGTTGACGCTATTAATACTTGGTTAGCTGTAGTTGCACCACCATTGTTTTGAGTGGTAACATCAAAAAAAGTGCCTGAATAAAGAGATAGTGGAGCTGGTATATTACTTGTTACACCAGTCAATGCTTCCATCTGTTTAGATATCTGCCATAAAAGGTTTTCTTCTGTTCCCCATCCTATCTGTCTGCTTGGTATAGCCATAGTATTGAAAATTAATTCCCAAAGGTATGTTACTTTTTACTATTAACAATGAGAGTCAATAATTTACAATAACAATTTTAGTTATAAGTGTTTTAACTTTTTTAGTTATTATCTGCCCTGTCTGTTGTAAGGTTTAGTTGCCTTGTCTTTAGGACCTTTAGTTTTACTAGCCTTTCCACCCTTGCGTTTTCCAAATGTTAGTTTTGTAGAGGCTGTTCCTCCTTTTGCTTTTGCCATGTTAGTTTATTTTTTAAAATATAAATCTGCTTCTGCTTTTCTTCTTCTAGCAAGTCCTTTAATATGAGCTCCATTAGCCATGTCCCATTTCATAAACTCATCTCTAATTGTAGGATCTAAAGGATTGATATTCACCTTCTTACGTAATGTAGAACCTTTTAAAGCTCCAAGTCCTAAGTTATAAGCAAAGCTTACTAATGCCCCAAACTGATTAACAGTTAGGTCATCTCTAATAAGCATATCTACACCATCAGTTTTTAGATTCACTTCATGTTTCAGAAATTCAAATCCTTGTATTGTAGTAATCATTGGATCACCCACCTTAACAGCTTTACCCCCCATATAATTGGGAGGATATTTAATAGTTCCATAACCAATAGTATCTACGTGTGCAGGATCTAGTTCACCATGATAAGCATTTGAAGAGAATCCCTCAAAGCTTTTAATTAAGTTGATACAATCATCATTAATCTTTATCATTTAAGTCTAATTTTCCAATATGAATAAAATCCATAGATTGGTTGACCATCAAAACCAACAGAAGCAACAAAGATTCTGTCTTGCCTATCCTTATACAACACCCCTAAGTTTGCAGACTTTATAATTGTAAGAGGATTTCCATAAAGTCCACCTCCTATGTAGAACTGTCTAACAGCAGGAGGAGTTTTAGTTATAGTGATTGTCTTAGTAGGTATATTTAGATTGTAACTTATTAAACGTCCTGATAACTTGTTAGCAACCACTGTATCTGCAATAGTGGCAGTTCCAAAGCTATCTAATTCATAGTTTGTTTTGTATATATTCTTAGTAAAATGAGAGTCTCCCAAGGCAATGTATTGCTTAAGAAGACCTTCATAGTTGGTGTCAGGCTTAAATATTAAACTATCTTTCCAGATGGTATCTCTTTTAGCTTTGATAAAGACAGGTTTTCCTTTGATTGTGTCATGTATCTCTATAACACTTATAAGGGTGTCAATTGTTACCTTTGGAGCTTCTTTAGGAATGTAAGTACAGCCAGTTCTTTGTAAGAATACAACAGCTATCAAAGCAATAATCACTATATATAAATGTTTACTTTGCATTCTTAGTCTTTTTTACTGGTTTATCTTCTTCAAAGAAGTTAGATACCACCTTAGCTACAAAGCCTAAAACAAAAATAATGGTTCCTACTAGAGGGTGACCATTAAGTACAACTACACTACCACTAAATGTAGTTGCTGCTACAATAGCATCAGCAATTTTCCTAATCTTCTTAGGGGTAGGTTTCCAATAGCCTGTCCATTTAAATTTCATATAGTTTTCTTTTTAGTTTTTATAGCAATTAATTCTTCACGAGTAGGGATAACAGCTATTAGATTATAAGGAGGTTCTGGTAATCTTCTATCAGTAGGAAAGTTTGTATTCCCACTCTTATTACCAAACACAGCTCTTTCTAAGTTGTCTATACGAGTTTTGTCTATGGCTGACTGAGCCATTAGGGCTTTGACATCAGCTTTGATTTCGTTGACATCATTCCATATCATCATGGCTAAGATAGAAACTAAAGTTGGGAATACCCAAGCTTTGATTGTTTGAATGTTAGTATTTTCTCTCATTGGTATAAATAAAAATACACCCAGGACATGAGTGCATAATATGGTCAGAAAGACCTATTTAG